AGGTTTATTACGACCCCGGACGAGATGCATCCTGCTTGTCCGATCTGTCGTCCAATGAACAAGGAGGTGCAGCCCCTAAACAAACCGTTTATCGCACCGGACGGACGTAAGGTAATGTTTCCACCTGTCCATCCGCGGTGCCGGTGTACGGTGGAGATCGTGCCGTGACGTGTCGGATTAACTCGGTCCCGGTGGGACGCTACAGCTCCCGGTGGGACGGAAAGAGGATGAGATGAAGACCGTGGTTGGCGCGCTGACAGAAGTGCCGGAGGCAAAGCGAGACGAGTACATCGAGAAGGAGGGGAAGTTCGTTCTCAAGCTGGAGGGGGACCCGCATCCGGAGATCGCGGAGGCCCGGGCGAAGGTCGTCGAGTTTCGCGACAACAACATCGCGTTGATGAAGGAACGGGAGACCCTGACGACGAAGCTCAAGGCGTTCGAGGGGATCGATCCGGCAGAGGTCGCGACACTGCGGACGAAGATCACGGACCTCGAGAAGAAGGTGAAGCCGGATGCTCCTGACGTCGAGGTTCGGATCCGGACCGCAGTCGCAGACGGGATTCGAGAAGTCAAAGACCAGCTCGCGGAGGAGAAGAAGCATCGAGAGGAGGCGGAGACCAAGCTCGCGAAGACGAGTCTCGAGAACAAGCTTCGGGAGGTCGGGGTCAAGCTGAAGGTCGAGGAGAAGGCGATTCCCGACTTCCTCGCACGGGGTCTTCGAGTCTTCGGTCTCGACGGGATCGCTCGAGACGGGGACAAGGAGCTCTACAGCAAGGACAAGCCGGAGCAGCGGCTGTCGATGGAAGACTGGGCGAAGGATCTGTTCGTCGAAGCTCCTCACCTCTTCACCCAGTCCAGGGGCGGCGATGCCCGTGGCGGACCGCTCGGTCCTGGCGGAAAGCGGACGATCAGTTCGACGGACCCGGCCGAGCTCGGCCGGCTTGCAGACAAGATCGCGAAGGGCGAGATCATGGTGATCCCGCCTCAGGGTTAGACGTTTCACCGCGTGAGCGGCGCGTCAGCATAGCCGCTGTGGCAGCGAGGGACGGAGGCCCTTAAGCACCACGCCCCGGTGGGGACGAACAGCCGTTACCGTTTTGAAGGAGTAGAACAGTGGCAGCTAACAGCCTTACCTACGCCATCCCGCAGATCCTGGCCCAGGGCCTCGTGGCTCTCCGCCAGCAAAGCGTCATGGCTCGTCTCGTGAACCGGGGCTACGACCAGCTGGCCGGAGACAAGGGGTCGACGATCGACGTCCCGATCCCGTCCGCGATCGCAGTCCAAGACGTGACTCCCGCCGCAACGCCTCCGTCGACGGAAGGCGTGGCGCCGACGAAGATCTCGATCGTCCTGAACAAGTGGAAGGAAGCTCCCTTCTACCTGTCGGACAAGGACATCCAGGAGGCGTTCAACGGGATCGTCCCGATGCAGGCGACGGAGGCGATCAAGGCGATCGCGAACCAGATCGACCAGGACATCATGACCCTGTACAAGGACATCTACGGGTGGTCCGGGACCGCGGGCGTGACTCCGTTCGCGGCGGACGCGGGAACGTACCTCGAGGGAAGAAAGGTCCTCGCACAGCAGCTGGCTCCCCTCGATCCTCGCTTCGCCGTGATCGATCCGGCGGCCGAAGCGAACGCACTCGGTCTGCGCGTCTTCGCGGACGCGTCCTTCGGTGGCGGCGACGGTGTCGTCATCAACGGGCAGATCGGGAACAAGATGGGCGCCCTCTGGGTCATGGACCAGAACGTCATCACGCACACGGCGGGGACCGCCGCGAGCTCAACGACAGACTCCACGGGCTACGCCATCGGCCTGAAGACGGTCACCCTGGCCTCGGCTGGCACCGGGACGTTCGTCGTCGGCGACGTCATCACGTTCACCGGAGATGCGTCGGGGCAGACGTACGTCGTCACCTCGGGGGACACGGACGTGTCCAACGGTGGGACGATCTCCTTCGAGCCGGGACTAAAGGCCGCTCTGTCTGCGGCGACGCACGCGATCACGGTCAAGGGGAACCATACCGTGAACCTGCTGTTCCACCGGGATGCGTTCGCCCTCGCCATGCGGCCGTTCAACGACGCCTCGGCTGGGCTCGGTATGTTCCAGTCGATGGTCGACCCTGTCTCGGGTCTCGCGCTGAGACTCGAGGTCACGAGAGAGTACAAGCGGACTCGGTGGTCGTTCGACGCCCTGTATGGGGTCGGCACCGCCCGACGTGAGCTCGCGACGCGGATGGCCGGCTAGTCGGAAGACGAAGGACAACGGGTGGGGAGTGCTTCGCAGTGCACGGCGGGGCACTCACCCCTCCTGAAGGGAAGGAGAGGACGAGATGGCTCAAGTGGTTTTCGCGCCGGATCAGATCTCGAACAAGCTGAAGATCGTCGCGGGGGAGGCTGCGTTCGACGGGACGAATCCGACCCCAGTCGATCTGTCGAAGTTCTTCCGTACCGCGATCGTGGCGGTCTGCGTGACGATCAAGGGGACGACGGCTCTCGGAGACAACACGACGATCGCCTGGTACAACATCGTGGGGACGACCGTGAACTTCTACGCAGGGAAGAACACGGGCGGAACCGACCCGACCGTCGTCGACTCGACCGGGCAGGAGACGTTCTCCTACATCGCAGTCGGCTACTAGGCTAGGAGGGACTCCATGGCCCAAGTAGTCTTTGCACCGGAGCAGGTTTCGAACCGGCTGAAGATCGTGGCCGGAGAGATCGCTCTGGATGGGGCGAACCCAACTCCGGTCGACCTGTCGAAGTTCTTCCGAACTGCGATCGTCGCTGTGATCCTCTCGATCAAGGGGACGACTGCGCTCGCGGACAACACGATCGTGCTGTGGTACAACACGGTCGGGACGCTACTGAACATCTACGGAGGAAAGAACATTTCGGGCACCGATCCGACGATCACGGACTCGGACAAGACGGAGACGGTTTCGTACATCGCGGTCGGGTACTGACCGCCTGGGGGGCGCGCATCCAGAGGTTGACACGCGCCTAGTACTTTTGCGAAGGAGAACGAGATGAGCGGAACGGTGAAGATCAAGGGGTCGGACGGATCGCAACTGACGATCAACCGGTCGGACTTCGTTCCAGGCAAGCACAAGCTCTGGGCGGGGGAGGCTCTGCCTGCGACATCGGAGCAGGGCGGGGAGCCGAAGAAGGTCGAGGAGTCGAAGGCCGAGACGGCGCCGACGAAGTCCGAGCGTACCTACAGCAAGAGGGGGTGAGGCGTGCCCACTGTCATCGCTACGCCGGCTGCAGTGGATGCGAACAGCTACTGTACGGTAGCGGAGGCAGACGCGTACCACGCTACCGTACTTCACGCAGAGACCTGGCTCACGGCTTCGACGACGACGAAGCAAACTGCGCTGATCATGGCCACGAGGCTACTTGACGCGATGTTCGACTGGGCGGAGTGGAGGACGACCGAGGAGCAAGCGCTTGAATGGCCTCGAGTCGGGATCATGGCGAAGAACCAACTCGACTTTCTCGACGAGTACGAGATCCCGATCGAACTGAAGAACGCGGAGGCGGAGTTTGCGAGGCAGCTGATCGATGCGGATCGGACCGCAGACAACGCAGCTGAGACCGCAGGGCTCTCCGCTCTCACTGCGGGACCGATCTCTCTTACGTTTACCGGAGGGGTAGTTCCGAAGGTCGTTCCCGACGCCGTCTACTGGCTTCTTCCGGCGTGGTGGGGGAGCATTCGGGGCTCGTCCGGAACCTTCGAGCTCATGAGAGGGTGAAATGGCACGGAGACGAGGCGGTGTGTTGTCGAGGGGGTTCCGGTCACTCTCGGGCCCCGGACGGATCGGCTACGGGGCCGCCGCGATCGGTGCAGGGGTTAGTAAGGTCGGATTCGGCCTTCATCGGATCGCTCGGGGGGTTCATGCCGGGACCCATCTAGTCGCTCTCGCAACGGGAAAAGGAGCGATTCTACGAAGGGGCGGGATCCGGATCAATCCGGTCGAGGTCGGAAAAGGCCTGATCCAGACGTATTCGGGAGTCCGGCATATTCGATCCGGATTCCGGAACATCCGTGGAGTTGCCGGATCTCAGGCCGGACATCCGTTCTACGGAAACCAGTTTACTCGGGTTCAGAGAACGGGTCGAAACGTTGGAGCCGGCTACGCGAACCGCGGACGTTCCGGCTACTACCCGAAGGGAACGAAGAGCCGTTACGGCTACGTCAGTAAGCCCAGGAGGAGAAGGTAGATGGCTCGCCGGCGTGGAAGCTTCGCGTCGCGTGCAACCCGACACACGGTCTCCCGAGCAATAGGAGCCGGACAGCTCGGAGCTGGAGTCGCGTATCATCTCTATGCGCGCCACCTGCTTCGACACGGCGGGACCCGAATCATGACCGGACTTCTCGCGAAGCGTGCGGTGCCTGGTCTGGTCCGGTACGGAACGGTTGCTGCGGGGATGAATCCGTATGCTCGTGCAGGAATGATCGCCGGAGGCATAGCGAGTTCGGTGGCTGGAGGCCTTCTCCTCCGTCACGGCTACTCGTCGATCGGAAAGGGAGCACTCCGCCTCTGGCATGGACCGAGATACGGTCGTGTCGGCTCAGGAGGAAGAGGCGGAGCTCGCGCCGGCCACCCCTTCTACGGGAATCAGTATTCGAGAGGCGGAGGACGTTCTTCTCCTCGCCGGCGTAGCCGGAGGTAGTCATGGGGCTGCAGGACATCGTTCGAGGCGGGATCGCAACCGCAAACGCCTTTACTCGCTCCCTCCAGGTTCAGGCTCAGCATTCACCGTGGATCGGAAGCGATGCGACCGGCGAAGCTCTGTTCGGACCTCCGGTTGTTCGAAACGTCCTACTCGAATACAAGCAGTCACAGCGGAATACGTTGACCGGAACTACCGTAGTCTCCCGAGCAAAGCTAACGTTGCTCGAACCGGTCTCGCCGAACGGAGCGTCCGGACGACGCGAGCCGGTCGATCCGCGTGATCGTTTTCTCCTCCCGGACGGAACGGACGGTCCAGTCGTTGATGTCGCCGGACTCATGGACCCGAGTTCGTCAGCTCCGTATCTCTTCCAGGTCTGGATCGGATAATGGACGGGGGAAAGGACCTGCACCGGCGGATGAAGGACGCGCAGAAGAGGATTCCGACTGCTCTGGAACGGGCGGTGTATGCTGAGGCGCTGTTGGTCGAGCAAGTGTCACGGAGTCTGACTCCGGTGTTGACCGGAGCGCTTCGAGCGTCTCATGTGACAGGACTTCCGGAGACCAGTGGGGGTGAGATCACGGTCTCGATCACGGTCGGAGGGCCGGCTGCTCCCTATGCAGTGTTCGTGCACGAGCGCCTGGATCTGCATCATACGAACGGACAGGCGAAGTTTCTCGAGACCGCGGTTCTCGCTGCTGCACCAGGCTTCGCGGACCGAGTCGCAAGACGGATCGACCTTGAAGGAGCAATGCGATGAGCATGGGGAACGAGATCGCGACCCTGTTCGCCTCGAACTCGTTGGGAGTTGTTGGAGCGAGCATCTTCGTGAACCGGATGCCTGAGACGCCCGACATCTGCTGTGCGATTTTCGAAACCGGCGGAACCGCCCCGCAAGGCGGATTTAGCGTTCCCGGAATCCTTCACGAGCGTCCGGGTGCACAGATCCGATTTCGAGGAGAGAAACGGGACTCGGACGGTCCTCGTGCTCAGGCGCAGAGTGCATACCGCCTCTGCATGACGATTCAAGCGATGCTTCTCAGCGGGACGAAGTATCTGACCCTTCAGCCGACGCAGGCTCCGTTCATTCTCGAGCGAGACGGGAATGAGCGTGTCGTCTGGGTGTTCAATGTTCTCGCAGAGAAAGAACTAAGTGCGACATGAGCGAGCTTGTAGACGTGGAGGGAAAGCCTCTTGCAGAGACGGTTGACCGTTGTCCGAACTGCGGCGCGAAGGAGAAGGATCTGGCTTCTGTCAGCGCCTTCGGTGGATACCACCGTCTCGTCTGCATCAAGTGTGGGACGGAAGTCAGAGCATGGAGGGAGGGAAGCAGTGGCTAAGAAGTTCAAGGTGCTTCGAGTCGGGATCTCGCAGCAGCAGGGGGATCACTGGGTCCGGCCGTCTGTCGGGACCCTGATCGAGCTCTCGGACGCTGCTGCTCATCACTTCCTGTCGGAGGGTCTCGTGGCTGAAGTCGAGGAGCGAGTCGCGAAGCCGATTCCTCCGAAGGGCGAGACGAAGAAGGAGGAGGAGAACTAATGGCTCAGTATGGGCCGGCTTCGTCGTTCCTGCTTGTCGGGGGGCGGAACATTTCGGGCGACACGTTTACTCTCGACGAGACGGTAGAGAACGTCCTCGAAGAGACGCACGGGCTCGGCGACCTGTGGGAGGAGAGTCTTCCGGTCGGCCTGGCTCGGGTTCTTCTCGAGGCCGGAGGCGGAATCTACGATGATCGGGTCGGTGGGATCATGGAGGCGCTGCAGGCGAAGGGTGCGACGCTTCAGATCGTGGACTACGGGTTCAGCGGCTACGCGATCGGGGGTCAGGCTGTCGCGTTGAACGGGACGTATGCGACCACCTGGAAACGGATCTCTTCGCGTGAGGGTCTGACCCATGCGCATGCGTTGCACAAGATCACGGGGCGGTATTGTCGGTCTCGCGTGCTCCACGGGATCACAGCAGAGACGACGGATCCTGGACCGGGTTACGGAGCGTCCGT